ATGGTTGCTCCGTAGTTCACGTTGTACGGTGGATCGCAAAAGACCATGTCGGCCAGCCCGCCGGCCAGGACCTTCTCCACCGCCTCAATCTGGGTGGCATCACCGCAGAGCAGCCGGTGCTCACCAAGAAGCCACACATCGCCGGGAACCGTGATCGCGGTCTCCTGCGGCTCCGGCGCGGCATCCTCGTCCGTCAGGCCGTCGCGCGTTTCTTCGGGATCGCATAGCAGGTTATCCAGTTCCTCCGTGGTGAAGCCAACCAGATCGAGATTGAAGTCGTCCTCCTTCAGGGATTCCAGCTCGACGCGGAGCATGTCCTCATCCCACCCGGCGTTGAGAGCCAGCTTGTTGTCGGCCAGGACGAGAGCACGACGCTGCGTCTCCGTCAGGTGGTCCAGGACGATGACCGGCACCTCAGCCATGCCCAGCTTGCGGGCGGCCAGCAGGCGCGCGTGGCCGGCGATGATCACCCCGTCGCCGCCGACCAGGATCGGATTCGTCCACCCGAATTCCTGGATGCTGGCGGCGACCTGCGCGACCTGCTCCTCGCTGTGCGTGCGCGCGTTTCGGATATAAGGCAGCAGGCGGTCGATCGTCCAGATCTGAACCGCAAGTTTTCGAAGCATCTCCAAAATGCTGGTTGCCATGGCTATCGAATGCGGCCGCTCTTTGCGAAAACTGGGGTGCCGTTGGGCTTCTGGCGGTTCGACCGAGAGTCCGGTTGGGGCGGATCTGTATCGGTCGCAGACGCCGCCCGCGCTACGGCAACTTTGCTGAACTGCTCACCGCTTTCAGCGAGGACTGGTTCCGTCTCGGTGAGGTTCTCGATGCGACGTAGGATCACGTCACAATACGCCGGCGAGATTTCACAGCCGTAACCGACCCGACCAAGCACATGCGCCGCAGCAATAGTGGTGCCGCTTCCCAGGAATGGATCGAATAGCAAATCGCCCGGATCGGAATAAGCTTTCACGAAGAACTCCACCAGGGCGCGCGGGAACGGCGCGGAATGGCTCCCTTGACTGCTCTCCGTCTTGACTTCGATCACATTCGACGGGCGGGCGATCCCGCCGTGGCGGCCATCGAGGTCGTTGGCGTTGCGGCGGGTCGTCTGCCAAGAGTCGTGATTCTTGCCCTGATCTGCCGCGGCGCCGCGCGGCCCCGTGCCTAGCAGCCCGCTGCCGGACGTGGACTTCGGGTTATTAGGCGAGTAGTCGAAGCAGTCGTCCGACCAGTGCCCGACCTCTTTCGGCCGAAATTTGATCTTCTCCTGGCGGCAAAAGTGAAACACCGGCTCCCAGGCGTTCTTAAACCGGTTGCCCCACCCGCCCGGTACACCGTCGTCCGTCTTGCGCCAGCACAGCTCATCGACGAACCGCCAGCCCCACTGCTCGACGTGAGCGATGGTCAGCTTCTTTACGTAGAGATTGCGCTGTCCGCCGTCGGCGTGCTCTTTAATGTTCAGGAAATAGGAACCGTCTTCCGCCAGGATCGCGGCGATGTTCGCGGCCACGTCTCGAAACCATGCCACGTATTCGCTTGGCGCCACCGGCTTAAACCCACTCGACGGATCGTAGGCGCGCTGGGACGCGTACGGCGGCGAGGTGATGGCCACATTCGCACGGGCATTCTGCAGCAGCGCGCGAATGGCGTCCGCGTTTCGGCAATCCCCGCAGACGAGGCGGTGCTTTCCGATCAACCACACATCACCGGGCCTGGTGACCGCCTCGGCCGGCGCTTCCGGGATCTCTTCCTCAGCCTCCTCTGCCGGCTTCGGATCACCGCCCTCGGCCAGCAACGAATCGAGTTCGTTGTCTGAGAAGCCCACCAGCGCCAAGTCGAGGCCATCGGCCTGGATCTCCCGCAGCTCTTCGGCCAGCACCGCATCATCCCATCCTGCATTGAGCGCAAGTCTATTGTCGGCCAGTATGTATGCGCGCCGTTGAGTCTCGCTCAGATGGTCCAGCACCACCACTGGAACTTCTGCAAGGCCCAGTTTGCGCGCGGCCAGGAGGCGGCCATGGCCGGCGATGATCCCGGCGCTGGAGTCCACCAGGATCGGATTGTTGAAACCGAATTCGACGATGCTGGCAGCAATCTGCGCGATCTGTTCGGCTGAGTGCGTCCGCGCGTTTTTCGCGTAGGGCACCAGCCGTTCAGCCGGCCAGATCTCGATGCGCCGCGCCATCGCGGGCGGGATTTGAGCAGTGCTCATTTGATGGGATCGGAAGCTATCTCAGAACCACTCGCGGCGCGGCACCCAGCGCTCCGGCTCGCGGAGCGGCCGCGAGTCGCGATACCACGGATCGATACACTGCCCGTTGGCATCCCGGCGCGGGCCCCACCCGTCATCTGCCCATTGCGAGCGGCCCTGCGCCAAAGGCGTGGCCGGGCGCGGCAGCGGCACATCCGTGGCAACGTTAGCCGCAGCCGGCACCGCAGCCACTGCGCAGACCGGACAGCAGCGCGGGCAGAATGAACCGCGATGGAACATGGGCCGGTGCATCTTCTCGGCCCTCCCGCCGCACATCAGGCACGGGCTGTTCACCGCCGCGGATTGAACGCACCGCTCCATTCCGGCCCTCAGTAATCCGCCCGGCGGCTAAACCAGTCGCGCTGGTCGATCCACGGCCGGCGATCCCGGCTCGCCGGGGGCGCTGGTTCCGACGCGGGCTTCCGTCGTACTTCTTCTCCTGCGGACTTCGCCTCCATCAGCGTCTCAATGTGCTGGGCCTGCTTGTTCAGCCGGAACCGCCCCGCCATCAGCGATTGCAGCGCGGCATAGGCGTAACAGCGCGCGTCCAGCGCCTCGTTCCGGGATCCGGCCTTTTTGGTCCATTCGCGGTGCGCGAACCCTTTCGTATACCGCACCCGACAGGTCTCGGCGGTGAGTTGCTCGAAGTATCCCAGGTCGTATTGGTCGCTGACCGGAAAATGGCAATACCCCGGTCCCGGCTCTGTGATCTTCAGCCGTGCGTAGAGGGCTTCTTTGGAGGCGTCAACGCCGATCACCCATAGCGGGCGGCTGTCCTTCGCCTTGCTGTGCATCCGCGGCCAAATGGGCCGTTGACCCGCAGCACCCTTGATTGGGTAAATCTTCGGCAGCGCCCTCCGCCTCCCACGGTCGGCACAGAACTGCTGCACGATGGGCTGGTGAAAACCGGAATCCACGCACGCGGCCGTAATCTCCAGTTCCTGGCCGCAAGGATGCTCGAAGGTCAACGAGAGGACCTGGTCGAACCCGTCCCACAGATCGCGTTGCGCCGGATCGCCCGGCAGCACGATATACGCCAGGGACCAAGACTCCTCGTCCCGGCCCCAGCCCACGATTTCAGCCTCGATGCGGTCAGCCTGCAAATCCGCTCCGAGCGTAATCAGCACCACGCCCGGCGGCAGCATGATGTCCCCGCGGTACGGTTGGCGCCGCCCGAGCAGTTCGCCAGCATCGGTTTTCGTGGCGCCGGCCTGCTGGAACGTCTCGGCCAGGACGGTGTTGGTGAACGTCTGCATCCGCTCCGGCGATTTCCGCGCGCGAAGGAAATCCTTGGCGAGCTGCCCCCAGGTGGTCCAGGGCGAGTACAATCCATTCAGCCAGAAGCCGGCGGTTTCGCCGTCGCCCGCCGCCTCCGGTCGCCACTCACCGCGTTCCAGCATCGCCGCTTTCTGGTGGTCGGCAATCTGCCCGTGGCATCGCTCGCACTCGTACCAGGCCTCGGCGGGTTTCCGATCCGGCCATTTGACCTGCGCCCAACGTAGGATTTGCAACGTCCCGCAATGCGGGCATGGCACGTAATACTTCCGCTGGTCGGACTCCAGGTATGCCTGCTCAATGCGGCTCACTTCCGCAATCGTCGGCGTGGAAACCATGGCGATCTGCCGGTTGGCGAAGGTCCCGGTGCGTCGGATCGCTAGGTCCACAGGGTCGCCCTCCTCTGTCCCTGCGGCGCCAGTGGATGCTGATGGCGGATACGCATCGACCTCGTCCATCATCAGGAACCGTGCCGGCATGGAGCGCAGGCCCACGGAACTATTCGCGCCCGTCGCCACGAGCACGCCACCGGGAAAATCCTTGGCGAGGATGGTGTTGCCGGAATCGCGTTCCCGCGGATCGGAAACCCGCTCAGCCAGCGCGGAGGTGTTTTCGATCAGCGGTGCGATTCGCTGCCGGGAGAACCGTTTGGCAAGCTCGACGGTCGGTTCCACCAGCATCGCCGGGCCCGGCGCGTAGTGGATGATGTAGCCAAGCATGTTGAGCAGCACTTCGCTGCCGCCGATCTGCGCCGGTTTCATGAAGACCACCCGCGAATAGGCCGAGCATGGGCTGAGGCAGTCCATGATCTCTCGCAGGAACGGAGTGCGCGATGTGCGCCACCGGCCCGGCTCGCCCGCCGATACCCGCGAGAGGACGCGATACTGGTCGCTCCACTGGCTGATCGTGAGCTCGGGATCGGGCTGCAACGCACTGGCGATGGTCGAGCGAATACCGGCCAGCATCATTTCCGGGCTGGGGGCGTGCTCAGATACTGCCAATGGCATGGGCCAGCCCCTCCAACTCACGCGAGAGTTCGG